AGATGCCACTAACCACAACGCGCCCAGGTTCGGGCTCGAGGGGGGCGTTGCGAGTTCAGCTTCGATTGATCCGTGAAGCAGGAAATCAACCGCCAGCAGTGCCTCGTTGACGGTGACTTCCTTCTGAGACTGCCCTGCATAGAGCAGAGGCATGGCAAGTCGCGGGGTCGAGCTGGGGAAAGACAATGCTTCGGTCATGGCTAAGTCCCGTTCGGATCAGAGAGGTACTGCGAGAATGAGTGGTAGTGACAGAGCGCTGCGTCCGACCTGCCGGATTTCAAGAAGTGACCCCGCTGGCGCGGATGCGATGTCGCCAGCCGGGATCACCAGGTTCGGCTTGCCGGTGCGCCACATGGCGAAGAGTACGGCCCCGGAGACCAGCCGCACGTCCCAAAGCTCGCTTTCCTCGTGGAGCGGGGCATCCGTCTGGTCCGGCCAGTTCCACGCGCCCCGCGCCCGGCGGAGCCAACGGGCTTCAACGTCGCCATTGCTGAGGCGTCTGGCCGAGCCGTGGACCGGGGCAAGCGGACGAAGCGTAACACCGGCACAGCTTATGGCGGCCGAGACCGGCGTCGGATCGCCAGCGCCGGCAGCCAGGATCATGACATGTGCGGCGTCACCAACCACCAGAGGATCGAGCGGAACGAGCGCGTCATCGAGAAGGACGAAATCCTCGTCTGGAGCGTGCGAATAGATCGCCGGTTCTGTCCCGCCGCGGCCGCGCAATAACCCGCTCAATCGCCATCGCCCCTCGCCCACTGGCTCGGCGTGGGCAAACTGGATGACTTCCGATCCGACCAGGGCCTTGTTGGCACCCGCGGCCAACTGGGCGAACCCGGCTTCATTCAAGGCCTGGTCGGCCGCGAACAACTGCACCTCGATTACCGTGCTGAAATCGACAAGAAGCGGACTGCTCGCGGCCGTCGGTACCGGCACACGCCCGATTACCGCGCGGCGACGGCCGGTTGCGCCGAGTTCGGTGACCACGCCGCCCGGCTGCTGTGCAAGCAGGGCGGCACCGCTCCACCCCGACGTCGCCGAGGACGTGGCGGCGAAAAGCGATGGCGCGAGACCGCTTCCAGTCCCGTCCCAAGGGAGTTCGAAGGCAACAAGGCGGGTGGGGCCGGAGATCAGGTCGGCCTGAAGATTGGCGCGGCCAGGATCGCCTGCAGCGTTGGAAAAGGCAGGCTGCGGCGGCAGCCTCGTAAGGCTCAGATCAACGCCGTCGGCCTGCCACTCCCACTGCTCGACACGCCATGCTCCTGCCCGCGAAGGGATCGCCACGATGGCGCCCGGCGAAAAGCGGCCGTCGATGGTGGTGATCCTGTAATGCGCGCCCTCCCGCGCATCGGCGCTGCGCCTGCTGGCCTTTTCAGCGAGATCGCGGGCTGTTTCGGCGCTCAAGGCTGCCGGGAGGTCAGTGACCGCGATGTCCCCCGGTGATGCCCGCCCCCTGCCTCGCTGGACGCTTGGCTGGTAATCACGATCCGTGTCGTAATACCGCAAGGCACAGACCCGCGCTTTCGGTCGGGCAGCGCGCTTGCCGCTTGTCCCGGCAAGATGGCCAGGCTCGGAATCGTCGCGCGAGCGCGCCGGCTCGGGCAATACCGGCAATAGTCCTGAGCGCCGTACCTCGCCGCCGGAGATAGCAAGGTGTTCGCCCCAGGCATTGCACGACAGCGGGAACGCCTGGGCCAGGGTCGCGATACTGTCCCCCACGGTGCCACGATCGATCGTGAAACCGGTCATCGGCACATCCAGACCCTCGATCGCGGCGTCAGGCGCAAGCGCGTGAACAACGTTGGCGACAGTGGTGCCCGCAGGGTCTCCAAAGACTTCGAACGTCAGCGATGGTATGCGATTGCCGAACTCCGCCAGCTCGAGATCCTCGAACACCGCATAAGCGGTGCCGCGAAACCCGGGACAGAACGCAGCCCCTTCAGCCTGTACGATGACCGGGTCGGCAACCTGGTCGCCGTGGCCTGAATGAAAGCGCAGCGATCCCCCCACCTTGAGGTCGCCGGCCGCCCCTCTCAGCAGATTGCCGTCCGCCCAGATCCGTCCCACCGCGCCGATCGGCCGACTTCCCAGGGCGACAGCGAACGATGAAGTGTAGGTATAGCTGGTCACCGATGGCCGGCCCTTGCCGCCGCCTTGCTTCTTGCGATGTTCGACGAGGTCTGTCGCCCAGATCACCGAGCCGGCGGTGCGCATGGTGCCGAAGTGGAGAGGCAGGGCCGAGCCGTAGCTCGACGTCTGCACCGCCAACTCCTTCAAGCGCGGACCTTCGACGGTCCGCCCACCGAAGATTGCCGCATCGACCTGCCGGCCGACAAGCGCGCCGATGGCGCCGCCCAATGGTCCGCCGATTACCGTCCCGACGGCGGTGAGGAGTAGCGTAGCCATGAAGCAATCAATCCTTGGAAGTCGCCAGGCGCCATTGCCGGATGACCGGCCAGGGTAGCGGATCAGGCAGGACAGTGACCCGGCCGAGGGCAGCGTGCGCATGGACGTGGCCGCTGGGCACTCTCACCAGAAGGTGCGGCTGAAGCGAATGAACCGCGACCAGCACGACCTCGCCATCGGCAGCGGCAGCGGCAGGCACCAGACCGCTCGCTGCCGCGCAGCCGAGAAACTGGCCGATGTCCGTCGCGCGCATCGAATACCCCCGCGGCGCGGACACCTCACCGCCAGTCCGGTCTATTGCGGCGGCGACAAGACCGACACAATCAATTCCGGTCTGGGGGTCGCGGCCATGAAGCCTGAACGGCGATCCGACCAGCGACAGGGCCGCTTCGGCAAGGGTCATGCTCATTGCTGCGGTGACGGGTAACGCGTCAGCAGGTCGTTCCCCGGAAGGAAGGGTTCGCCCTGGAAATTGATCGCATTGTCGAACCGAGAACTACAGGCTTCGAGCGTGTGGTCGCATCCTGCGCGGATCTCAGCGCGCGCGCCGGGGCCGATCGCGAGATCGATCTCTCGTTCGATGGCGACCCAGTCGCCGGACGCGCCCTCTATCCGCAGCGGTACGCCAGCGTCAGGACCGTCGAGCCAGCGCAAGGTCCCATCAACGACATGAGACGTTGCCACGGGCAGCGACAGCTTCAGCGAAGCTCGATCCGCCGAGACCTCGAGAACCTCTGCGTCATGGGTGAAGCGCGGCGCCGACAGCGTGCAACCGGGGCCGCAAAATTCCGCACGGCACGTCGGTGCGGTGCGGACAACCGGTTCCCGGTCGAGCAGGGCCTTGAGCGATTCCAGCTCGGCCGAGAACCCTTTGCCGTCACGGCTCACCGCGCCGATGGTGCCAGAATAGATGGTTTCGTATTCCATCGTGATCCAGTCGACGAGCCCGGTTGCCACACGCGCACCGTCGAAGCGGCCGATCGACAGCTCGTCCTCACGGATTGCGTCGTGCGACAAGCTGCCACTGATTTCGGCGCTGTCAGGCTCGAGATCGGCCGACATCCGGATCGCGGACGGGACCATGCCGGGCGCGGAGCGATGGACCACGCCGGCAAAAGCGAGATCGCGGTCGTGACTGACGAAGCCCATGGCGACGCCGTCGGTCCGCTCGATCCGCCACCATGTCGCGACCGTCTCCAGCGAGCCTGCAAACCAGCCGCGGGTCATACATCCTCCCGGATTTCGACAAGCATCACGCTGGGCGCTTCACCGGCCGCAAAAGCCGCGCTGGAAATGTCGAGACGGTCTTCGGCGAAACGGACGGGCACGTCGAATTCGAACCCGGCCCGGACCACCGCACCGATGGGCGGCGCCATATCGAGCCGTATCGTACCGAGCGGCTCAACCAGGAAAGCAGTCGTCTCGGTCCCGTTAACGCTGACCCGGATCGTCCCCGCGCGCGGCCGGGTGATCCGCCGCGGCTGCGGATCGTCACCGCCGCCGTACGACTTCACCAGCTCGAACCGCGCCCTCGCGCCGTCGCCCGTGCCGATAACCTGGTCCTGCGGCGTCGGGACGTCCGTCATGCCTGCAGAGCTGAAATCCGACGGGTCCTCGAGGCGAAAGCCCCGCGCCAGTCCGCGGCGTGCGCGGAAGAACGCGACCAGCGTCCCCAGTTCGGTCTCGGACCGGATACCCGGGCCGACGTCGAAGCGGAGCCGCGCGTTCGACCACAAGCTGTTGCGGCGCTCGTGGCCGGAGGCCGTGAGCATCACCTGCGTGGAAAATTCAGGCGCGATGGTCGTCCCCCGGCCCAGCGGCAGGGGATAGGACAGATCGTCGAACGCTTGCATGTCGTCGTCCTCGGGAGGGTCTGGAAGGCGGGTGAAGCCGTCGCGGCAGACTTGCGGGAGAGCCCAGACAAAGGTCTCGGCCACGCCCGACGCGCGGGTCTCGCTCGCGGCAGCGTCGATCGCGGACCATTGGGCTTCGTTCGCGGGATCGAGGACGAAACCGGACAGGTAGTGCTGCTGGCCGCGGGGATAGCCCAGCCGGGCCTCGGCAATCGCCCTGCCCTGTTCGTGTAAGGCTTCGAACCGGCCGGTGACCCAGTCGTAGTCCTCGATCTGGAGGACATCGAAAGCGGGCGTCGCCCAGCCGGTCGGGAGGTTCGCCCGCCGCGCCGCGGGCATCGCGGGGTCGAGCACCGTGGGCAGGTACACCAGAAGCAGCGCCTCGACCGGGGCCGGCGCGGCTGCGGCGCGAACCGCAGCAACAAGCCCGGCCGTCGATTGGGCGAGCAGCACGCCGGCCTGATCGAGCAGCGCGAGTTGTGCCGGGGTGAGGGCCGTGCTGTGCAGGTCCTCAATCGCGGGAGGCGTGCCGCCGAATGCCGCTTTCGCGGCCTCGTCATAAAGCGCGATGCGCCCGTCGGACGCGGTCCACCACCACGGCTCGCCCACCTGGTATCGCACCGGCAATCCGGCAGACCCAAGCATCCCGGCCATTGCGACGGCGACTTTGGCGAGCCAGGCATTCGCCGCGGCATGGGCCGGAGACAGCAGCGCCGAGGGCGGCATCCAGCCGGTGCGCGCCGGGGTTCCGTCCGCATACCGCTGCTGCCACGCCGCCGGACAATTCTGCGCCAGCACTTCATAGGACTGCGAGCCGATCACTGTGTGGCCACGCGCCCTGGCGAGCGCGAAGAACGCGTCATGCCAGGCCTCGGCCGCCGCATTGAACGCCGGCAGCGCCGGATCGACAACGAACCCTCCTGCACCGTCCGGCGACAGGCGGTAGAAGTGGCTCATCCCGATGTAATGATTGATCGAGCCGCGATAGCCGAGCCCGCGGATCATCCTCAGCAGCCGCGCCGGGGTCTGGTTGTACGCGTCGTCATATCCGGTGCAGATCGACAGGCCGTGCGGCGGGACCATGACGTCGCCGATTGCCAGCATGGGCTCGTGCCCCTGGCAGGTCACTTCGCTGAGCTCCGCCCACCCTTCGAGGGCCACCGGGAACGGCGTCGCTGCCGAAGGTGCGTATCCGGGCGGCACGAGCGAAATGAACAGCCGATCGATGTCCGCCGGATGGACCGGGTCGGCCTCCGCCGGATGGACGAAGCCGCCCGCGAGGTCCGAAAATCGCAGGGTCACCTGCGCGTCGGTTGGCGACCCCTGCGCATAATTCCACAACCGCACGTACCATGTGCGCGGCGCACCGGCGGCGTCGCGCCCCTCGATCGTGAGCGTCGGGCCATTGACCGCGTCGAGCGCAATCAGCCCTGCCGACCGCCAGCGGAACGAGAGAGTCAGGCGCGCATAATCGCGCCGCGTCTCATAGGCGAGGAGCGGATGATCCCACTTGTCTTCGCTCTCCCAGATCACGCCGACCAGATCGTCGCTCTTCTGGAACACCGCGTCGATCCGCAGCGTGTCGGGCGCAGGCGTGGTCGCCGCGGCCATTGCCGGGCGGGGAAAGTTGACGGTCCAGAAGCGCGGATCGAAGCGCTGGATGTAATCCGCCTGCTGCACCGTGCGGCGCTTGGCGAGCCAGTAAGCCATGGGCAGTCCTCAGTAATCCGAGAGGGCGCGCTTGACCGCCTGGGCGACCTGGCGGCTGGAGCGGCGCAGGCTTTCCGGCGCGGAACTGCCTTGCGGCGCGACGACCCTAATGGAGACATTGACGTCTCGCCCACCGCCGCTGCCCGCATTGGGCACGACGCGGCCCGAGGATGTCGGCACGAACAGTTCGGGCCCCCGCTCACCCACGAGATAGCCGCGCCCGGGCGCTACCGGACCGCCGGTTGCACGGCCGGGGAGGCCGAAGAGCGAACCGATCAGGCCGCCAAGGTTGAGCAGGCCCCCCGTACTCCCCCCACCGCCGCCGCCCAGGCCGATCGACCCGAGCCCGATCTGCAGCGCCTGCGCGGCAATCTCGTCGAGCGTGTTGAGGGCAATGCGCTTGAGATCGTCGAACCCGAGGCTTCCGCGCCGGATCGCGCCAAGCAGGCCGCGCTCCAGCGTGTCCCCTGCCCGGGCAAACCCGTCGACCAGGATCGAATCAAAGCTGCTGCGCATCTGCGCGATGTCGTTGGTGAAACCGGACGTGCTCGCCCGCACCTCGACCACCAGTTGGGACAAGTCATCCATCGCGTTCGCGCTCCATCAGGGCATCGAGGGTCCGCCGGTCGAAGCCGTCACCGGCGGGCGGGGAGAGGGCGGAGAGGACGGCGGCCAGCTCGGCCGGGGTCGCGTCCCAGAACAGCAGCGGGGTCCAGCCGAGCAGCAGCGCGGCCTGGCCAGACAGCCGCGTTGCCGCCGCGCCGAACCGCTCGCTCATCCGCCGCCTTGCAGGATCTGGACAAGCACCGCGCGCAGCGGCGCAGTGCAGCGGGCGAGGCCCTCCGCCGCGACCGCTTCGGCAAAGCCTTCGCGGGTCAGGCCGTCCCGCTCACGCAGGCAATGCCAGAACAGCGCGACCAGCTCGGACAGGCGGAGCTGGCCGGCGCTGGCCCGCTCGACCAGTGCGAACAGCGGCCCCAGTTCCTCCTCGGCAGCGACCAGCGCGGCGAACGTCGGGCGCAAAGCATGCGCGGTCCCGGAAAGGACCAGCCTCGCCTCGCCGCGGTGCGGATTGGCTCCGCTCACGCCGGGGCCACCACGCCGGAGCTTTCCAGGGTCAGCGCGTAATTGCGCTCGCCGTTGAAATCGCCCGAGTAGTCGAGCCGCTGGATCAGGAACTGGCCGCGCAACTTTTCGCCATCCTCGAACGACAGCTCGTACCCGGCAATCGTGCCCGACAGCGCGTTGGCGCGGACCTGGCTTTCGGCGGCGCTGCCGAGGAAGATCCCCGCCGCGCTGACCGAGACCGAGCGAGTGCCCGCGCCCGAGAGCAGCTCGCGCCAGCCGCCGGAATCCTTGGTCGTGATGACCACCGCCTCGCCATTGATCGACATCTGCGTAGTGCGCAGGCCGGCGACGGTGGCAAAGACGGGCGGGGTCGCGCCGTCGCTGATCTTGAGCAGGAAGGCACTGCCTTTCTGGGCTGCCATGTTCGGTTCTCCTTTGGGGATGGTCAGGCGGCGAGGACGCGCGCCCGGTATTCCAGGACGAGCGCCCGGCGGGCCTCCCCGCGCTGTTCGGCGCGGGCGCGCAGGAAGGTGAGGCTGGCGATGCGGAAGCCGTCCTGCAGGGTCGGCAGGCTTTCCACCCGCCGCTCGATCCCTGCGACCAGCGCAGCTTCGGACAGCGGGTCATCGCCGCGATAGTTGAGTTCCAGCGCAATGCGGATCTCGCGCCCGGCAAGATCTTTGGCGCTCCAGTCGGTGCTGGCGCTGGCGGTCAGGGCGAGCCACGGCAGCGCAGTGCGCGAAGGCGCTTCCTCGGTAATCGCGTTGAGCGATGCCGAGAGCACGCTGTCGGCGGCAAGCCACGCCAGCAGCGCGGCGCGGAAGGCGAGTTCCATCGGTTCACTCCTGTCCGAACAGCGGCCACAGCAGGCTGGCGGTGCGCCAGCGGCGGCCATCGCGGCGGCGCGCCATGAGCACCGCGCGGGCCCTCGCGAGTTCGCCGGCCTTGGCGGTCAGCCTTGCGGCCAGCGTGCCGAAATCGACGGCGGTCTCGATCATCATGCGAGGCGCAACCGGCGCCACGGTCGCCACAGCGCCGCGACCGCAGCCGGCATTCCCGACGCGGCCTCGTTCTCACGCGCCCGGTGCTGGAACGCGGCGAGCCGGATCACCCCGTGGCGCACCGCGTCCGGCAGCGAATCCCAATCGGCGGCAAGCCCGGCGGTGAAGCGAACGGCGATGCGTCCGCTCAGATCGCCGCGCAGCAAGCGAACGCGGCCCGTGCCGTCGGGCATCAGGTCGAGCTCGTAGTCGGCCGCGGCCAAGGTCACGCGAACGCCCGAGAGCCCGACACTGTCGAGTCCGGTGATCGCCTGGACCGGGCGCGTCTGCAGATCCTGCCAGTCCGAAGACGGGGCGAGCAGTTCCTCGCAATTGGCCTGCAGCGGCAGGCTTCCGGTAAAGCCTTCGCACAGTTCGAGCGCGGTGCCGAGCAGGCGGGACAGTTCGGTATCGTCGCGGCTCGTCGAAATGCCGAGCCACGCCTTCAGTTCAGCCAGCGCCGCCGGGGACAGCGTTGGCGGTGCGACAATTGCCCGCTTCATGGCAATCTCCGGTCAAGACAGGGAAAAAAGGAGCCCGCGGCAGGCCAGGGGAAACCTGCCGCGGGCGGCGCCCGGCGGTCGCCCGGGAGGGGCGGCGGACCGACCGGGAGCCAAGCGGGCTATCAGGTCGAAATCTTCAGGAGCTTGATCGCATCGCTGTCGAGCACCTGGCCGCCGATCCGCTTGGTCGCGTAGAAGTGGACGAACGGCTTGTTGGTAAAGGGATCCCGCAGGATCGTGGTCGCCGAACGCTCGGCGATCAGATAGCCGTTGCGGAAGTTGCCGAACGCGATCGGGAAGGCATTGGCGGCGATGTCCGGCATGTCCTCGGCCTCGATCACCGGGTAGCCCAGCAGCCGGTCGGGCTGCCCTTCGACGAGGCCCGGCTGCCAGATGAACGCACCGTCGGCGGTCTTGAACTTGCGGACTTGCGCGAGCGTGGCGGAGTTCATCACCCAGCTCGCGCCCTGGCGGTGGGCTGCGTTCATGGTGTGGACGAGATCGATCAGCTTGGCATCGGGGTTGGCGTCGAACCCGGTGGCATTGCCCGAACCGACGAACTGCAGCGTGCCGAAGGCGCGAACGCTGTCGCCGGTGCTGGCGACCGGCGCGCCGAGGAAGCCCTTGGGCTGGTTTACGCCGGTCCCGCTGATGAACGCAGCGCCTTCGGCACGGGCGAATTCGGTCGCGATCTCGCCGGCCAGCCACGATTCGAGGTCGAACGCGGCGTCGTCGAGCATCGCCTGGCTCGCCGCCGGATTGGCGTAGAGCTCACCCGTCGGCGGGGCGATCTCGGCGAACTTGGGCGAGGCGGTTTCCGGACGCGCCGCGGTCTCGCTGACCCAGCCCGAGGCGGTGCCGCCGGTCGATACGAGCTTGCGGTAGCCGGCCGAGCCGACCTGGACGACCTGGGCGATCGAGCGGATCGGGCTGATCTCGAGCAGGCGGCGGCCGATCATCGCGTCGATCTCGCGCGGCACGGCATAGCCGCCATCCGCCGGAACTGTGCCAGACAGCGACTTCAGCTCGTTCTCGCGGCCGGTGCGCAGGTAGCCATCGACGAAGCCCTTGAGCTCGGGGCTCGGCTGGGCCGATGCGCCGGCCAGCGGCGGACGGGCTGCGGCGCGGCTGACGCGGTCGAGCCGGCCCTTGACCTCGTCGACGTCGGACTTGATCGCGGCGATCGCGTTATCCTGGGCGTCCTGGCGGGCGACGATGTCGAACGAAGCCGCGAGCGGCTCGGCGGGGATGAAATTATCCATAGGTGGGTTGGTCCTTTCAGTTGGCA